ATCTCATCTTCATATAAGTCACTTAATTTCAAGTGAAAAGCATGTAAATGATATAATGAAATATATTGCTTCTTCAAATGAATCAGATATTGAAAAATACCTTTATCATTTGTTATTTTCGGATAATCATGTAACTTAATTTTATTTTCTCGGACAAAATTAATAATAAACTTTAATCCTTCAATAAAATCATTTACCGATTCATCTGAATCTATAAAAGTATTATACCGTTCTTTTATGAACTTTGAATAACTTTTAACCGCAATATAAGTATGAAAAAATCCTAAGTGAAGGTAGGTGTTCGTCAAATTTGCAAAACCTGATTTAAAGAACAAATCCTCATTAATCTCTGGATTTCGTTGAAAGAAAAGATCTAACTTGACTAAATCAGTTTTTATATCATCAGAAATATTAGAAAAGTCCTTCCGCTTATTATATGGTCTATTTTGACTTAGAGCTAAATGTTTAAGATATAAATTATAAATCTTTTGTTGATTTTCAGTTAATTCTTCCATTCAAATATTGAAGTATCAATTTAGATTTTACTAAACTTGGATCAATTTCTAAAAGATATTTGCAAATCTCTATATCAGAGTCAAGTCCGGTAATTTCCTTTGCTATATGATTAAATCGCTTGTCAGTTAAAACTAAAATAAAAACATTTTGAAAATTAATTTTCTTTCCGCTCATTAAAGTCAATAATGTAGCCAACTGATAAAGAGAATTAATTATTTCACTATCCTCTAAAGATAAAAGATCTGCATCATCTAAGCTCATTTGTTTTAGTTATTATCTGAAACTAAAAATGCCGATAAAGAATCTTCTACAGTTTCTTCTAAAGTAGATTTATATGATCCTTCTTGCTCCAAATCTTCAATTTTTAAAGTATCGTATGCTATTTTCATTACTATACTAAAATCTACAGGACCATATCTATTCTTGGCAAAACCTAATCTGATAAAATTCATTACCGAATCTTCTTCATTCTTAAAAATTTCCCAAATAACATCTGCAGTCGCAGAAACACCTGTTGATTCAGAAATAGAGTTCAATCCACTCATTTTTTTACCATCTGCGCTGCGATTTTGCTGGGTCAATGACACTACTGGCGCCGATAACCAATAACTTAACGCTCTTGTATGTTCAGCAATTCCTTTAAGTTTTTCATATAGATTATTGCCAGGTCCATCAAAAAGATTAATATAATCGATACAAAGTGCATCAATTTTTATTCCTTTTTCTACTATATGCTTTTTAATCCATCCCTTTAATTCAGGAACAGTAATAGTTGACGGTGGAAATTCTTTAATAATAATCTTTCCTGGCTTATTCTTCATCTTTTCCTTCACTTCATCTGTTCTCAAATGCAGCTCAGCAAATGGAATTGCTGTTTGTTGAGAACAAAAGCGAGAAGCGTAAGCTAATTCTGACATTTCAAGAGTAATGAGGAGAACTGTCTTTCCCTGATTGGCAATATTACATGCAATATTTCCTAAAAATAATGATTTACCCTTATTCGGAGGAGCCATAAACAAATATAAAGCTTTTCCATCTTCATAAAAGCCTCCATCAATATACTTGTCCAAAGATTTAAATCCGGTAGAAATAGTTCTCTTCTTTTCCTTTAATGCAGTAAGGATATTACCAATATCTTCATATAAATCTAACCCTTTTTCATTATCAAGGGTAATATTGCAAACCTGTTCAAACTTTTCAAGAACTTTAGAAGAATTAATTTCTCCTTTTTCCAATTCTCCGGCAACAGAGATCATAGTTTGAATAATTCCGCGTTCCTTAATGAATCTTTCTGCAGATTTCAGGAATAAATCTTTATCCATTCCTTCATAGTCAATATGTTCAATCTCATTAAAGACAGAATCTATTGCATGTTTATATTCTTTCTTGTTCAAGAAGAGAATAAGCTCATCTTTCGTCGGTAATTTTTCTCTTTTTTCAAAGAAAAACTTATAAAAATTAACAACTAAAGCATAATTCTCATTTTTAAAAAATAATTTTGGATTTGTTAAGAACCTTCCCAAAGTTGATAAGACCATTACATCAGAAACAATACCCTTAACAAGAAAAGGTTCAAAATCGTCTAAATCAAACTTTTCAAACATTGTTATTCCATTTTATTTTAGTCCTGAAAAAAGATAAGTGCACCTATAGGTGCTCAATACTCAATAAATACCATAAATGATTAAGATAGATACTTATCGAGATTTAATGACCCGTCCAATTTTGGAGGCATTAATTGAAAAAAGAAAAACAAAAAGCGATGAAACTGAGCAGCGTCCAGTAGTTAATACTCGAACTAAGCTAGAAAATCGCGGTAAAGGCGAAGAAAGCTCTTATGTATTTGATTTACCCGAAAAATCAACCTTTAGAAATACTGCCGGAAGAGGATTACTTGAATTAGCTGCAGATGAGCAGGATGTTCAATATATGATTGCTCAAATTACTCTTTCTAACTTAGGCCTTATTCCTAAAGTTTATCGCTCCAGGAGAATTAACGTTAATCCATCTAATGTTTCCAAGATTAATAAGATTAAAACTCTCCTTACTCAATTATTTTCTCATACCGTTTTAGATGATGATGCTCCTGCCGAGGTCCTTAAGACACTTTTGGCCAATCCTAAAATGGAAATTGATAATAAAGTTGGCTTTAATACTTTTGATTTGCTTAATCGAGTTAAAAGTTGGGACCAGGTTCTTGACAATTTAAAGAAAAATGTAGCTCGTAGCATTGCAGGTTTATCGGGAAGAGCAGAAAAAACCCATAAAATCTCTCAAGACTTCCATGATCGTATTGGTAAAGCTGATTGGAGTGATACTGTAGATGCCCCCCAAACTGTTGCTGATGTAGCTAAAAATATTTTTGGTGAATCTGTTGATGAAATTCCTGAAACATTGACTCAAGAGGAAAAAGAAAAGATGTTTGTTAATGCTTACTCTATTCTTAAACCTCTTTATGAAGCTGCTTCCAAATCCGGATTAAGTCCTGCCGGCTATCTTAAATTCCAGCAAAACCTCGACCGAGTTGCCGGGGCACTTAAAACTAATGAAATCAGCAAATATATCAATGAAATTGAGGCAAAGCGTCAACCAAGAACAGTTGAGGACTATAAAGATGTCTTAATTGAAGCATTAGCACGAGCCGTTAAGGGCGATGATTCCAAAATGCAGGTTAGTAATCTTATTTCCAAGCAAGCTACTACCGCTTTACGCTGGTTAACTCGGCATTTAACCAAACTTGGCTATACTGGCGGTTTAAAGATTGCTAATGTTCTCGATTATATTAAAAATGGGGATGATGAATATGCCAATGATGCCCGTTATTATCTGGAAAACATCTATAATATTACTCCGGATCAATTAACTGTACAAAATTTCCCTTCTTTTAAAAAGTTTGTTAATACTTTATATCAAAACTTTGAAAAGGTAATGGGTTCTTATAAAGCTCTTAAAGATCGTCCGAAAGCATCTCAACGCCTTAATCTTAAAAATCCTGATAAGCCGATGGTTACTGACCGGAAAGGCGGTATTGGCCAATCTATCCCAGCTATTAAAAAATCTATCGAAGCTTCAGAAAAACTTCTGGCTAATTTTGATGAAAAAAATGAGCGGTTACAGAAGGCTATTGAATTCGATAAAGAATGGAAAGCTGGTAAAGCTAAGATGTATGTAGCCGTTACTGCCGGTACCCTTGGCTTGGGCGGTCGAACTGATACTTCTCCTGTAATTGAATTTGGCGAAGTAACTCGGCCAGAACTTAACAAGATGACCGCCGATAACCTTGCTAATGGTTATATTGATCTTGTTACTCCAAAATATAAAGAAGCATATAAAAATCTTCTTGAATCTGATCCTGAATTACCTAAAAAGATTAGGAATCACATTATTAAGCAGAAGAATGTTGCTCCTAGCAAAGTTGCTAACCAACTTCGATTTGACCTTGGTAAAACTTTGAATAAAGATGGTTCTTCTAACCGTCAATGGTATATTGATCGAATCAATAAGTTTAAAGAACAACTTGCAGCTGTTTCTGGAGAAAAAGTTGAAAAAGAAACTGTTGAACGTAAGAAGCTTTCCGATTTCTCCGATGAAGGAGTCGAGGGTGATATTGATATGCCTTATACAATCTTTAAAGTTGATGAAACAGCTCCTCGCCTTATTAGCCCAATTATTGTTGCCCTCAAGAAAACACTTGAAAAATATAATGCAACAGTTGACTGGTCTACTAACTTTGAAGATGAAGAAGGATATATTACTATCTATTATCCGGAAAATGGCAAGTTCTTTAATGCTAAAGATCCTAAAAAGCTTGTCGAAGACCTTCGTAAATCTATTCAAACCATGGCAGCTCGCCTTGGATATGATTATGTAGATATTACAACTTATTCTTATGAATTTGCCAAAGACCAATATGATTCTTCCGGATTTGTAATACCTCAAGATGATGAAGATTCCGAAGAAGATATTGAAATAAACAATGATAGTGAATCAGCTGAAATAGAATCTGAATTTGAAAGTGAAGATGAAGAAGAAACTGATGATCCTCTTGTATCGATGGCGCTTGATGCAATCGAACATAAAAAAGATGATTGCGAATCTGCCTCTAAAAAACCTGTTAAACGAGAAGTAAAATTCATTCCTAATAAGGACAGATACCCTAGGGAACGAATTCAAAATCAATGGCGAAAGAGCTATTTCTGGAACCAATAATTAATAAAGCTAAATTAAAAAACCCGAAGGATTAAATCCTTCGGGTTTTTCTTTTGTCAATATTTCATAAAAATATTCTTAACCTAAATATGGCCGGCAATAATCATAATTATTAGAGTCTGCTTGGTTAGGCATCTCAGGATCACCTGCACAACCAGGACATTGAAGGACTCCAGAACAGCCAGAACACATTATTACTTCTGAGTTCTCATTTCCTCCCTCACAGTCACAATCTTGACATTCACTTTCTTCAGCACAAGTAGTAGAAATATCTTCTTCACAGTCACAATATTCACTGGCTAAGAAGAAAAGCTTAGAATCATTATACTTCAGCCATTCGTTATATTCATTCATACTGAATAAGTCTTGGTCTACATTCTTAAAATATTCAGTAAACTTCTTATCAGTAATATCTTTGCCATAAGAAAGGCATGGAAATCTAAGGCTGAAATAGACATCCTGAAACTTAACACCATAATCATTTGCCTGCTTCTTAATTAAATCAATAATATCAGAAGAAATTCCTTCATACCAGGAATCAACAGCTACAGTGACTGTAAGCTTATTATAATTATACTGATGTCCTTTTCCGTTAGGTTCCAAAACAGTTTGTGTTCCTGTATTGAAATCCACATAAACTACATGAGGTTTCTTAATACTACAAAGTCGCTTCGATTCATATTCACGACGATTTTCTGTATAATCAAGCTTAAAACCCCGCTTTTTAAGTGCCTCATCTTCTACAAGAAATGTAATGCTGGATGGATGCTTTTCATAAATTTCTCCACCCAAAAATTCACACATTTCAATGGCCTTGTTCAGGTCATCACTACAATCAAGTTTTTTCGTTACAAAAATCATATAAATTATTCTTCAATTAATTCTTCTTCAGTTTCTTCCTCTGGAATATCATGAGCTGAATAACCCCATGCTTCAGGTAAGCGTCGTTCAATTTCAGGATAAATTTTTTCATCCCAAAGCTCTTTCTTCTTTCGGAAAGCTTTAGCATAACCAAGAGATGTTCCGTCATAAAGATCATAAACACTTCCCCGACGTTCGATAACACCAAGGTTGATTGCTAATTCAAGTGTTCCATATTCTTCATCCAAACCAGTCTTCCAGCTAAGGTACATAGAACCCTCAATCATTGGACGAATGAAACGATTCTTAACACACATACAACGCATTTCAATACCAGCAATTCCCTTACCAACTTCATCCTTTTCACCAGAATCTTTTTCTTTAAGATTCTTTTTAGCAAGCTGGACAACTACAGAAGGAAGATAACGGCAAGCTTTGCCGCCATTCATGCACTTAACCAAATCTGGGTACATTTCATTTGGATTATCATAAATATGGTTAGTAACCACAAATGTAGTTTTGGTTAAGCCCCCGTATGTTGTACAAGTTTTCAATAAAGATTTAATTGCCTTTGCAATTGTACCCATATCTGCGGAAGTAGAATCTTTATCCATTCTCTTTGTTTCCATTTCAGAAAGCATATTTGCAAGAGAATCAATAACTACAAGAAACTTTCCTTCCATGTGTGTTTCTTCAATCTTTTGAAGAAGAGCAAAAATTGCATTTCGAACTTGCTCAATGGATTTAGCTGGGAAATACTTAATCTTCTTTGGATCGGCTCCAAGAGATTCAACCATTCTAGCATCAATAGCATTTTCAGTATCGAATACTACAGTATACATTCCCATTTTCTGAGCATTTCCCACAATTTTTTGAGCGATAAAGCTCTTACCAGATGCGCTTTCCCCGGCTAAAAGGGTTACGCGCCCTTTTGGAATTCCTCCATATAATGATCCAGAAATTACTGCGTTAAGCATCTTGCTTCCTGTATCAATCCACTCATCTACATTAGAAAGAGTGGATTGATCTAAGAAAGAAGAATAAGGACTATAATCATCCAATACATCAAAAACTTTTGATGCAAGTTTATTAATATCAACTTTTTCTTCTTCTGCCATAATTAAAGACTTTGAGTAATTTCCTTATACTGCTTAACAAGCGGAGATTCTTGATTTTCAGTAATCATATGAGGAAACTTACTAAGTTTATCGATACTCAATTCAAAGTCATTCCCAAGATATTCTTTAAAAAGGTAAGGTACAAGATCTACCTTAAACTTAGTCTTAGCAGCCCGAGGGTCATTAGGATTACAAGGAGCCCCATCTTCTGTAACCGTATATTGCATATTAACAATCATATACGGATTTTCAATTATCTTTTCAGAAGAATTAAGAACCCCAACAGATGTTACTCCTCCATCTACCCAAATATAATATTGATTTTCCATTTTTTATTAAATTTAATTTTGTTCTGATTTTTTATTGGTGCCAGTTTTTGTTGATTTTCGAGCAGTGGCAGCTTTTCTAGTATTAGCCGAAGATGTACTTTTCTTTTTAGCAGAAGTTGTTTTTGCTTTAGCTTTGGCCTTTTCGGCCTCAGCTTGTTTCTTTGCTGTTTCAGCTAATTGTTTTTTAATTTCTGCTTCGATTGCTTCAAGATCTTCTTCCTCTTCTATTTCATCTTCAGGCGCAGCTTCATTTTTTAAATTATCCATTGGATCTGGATCATTATATTCCGGAATGCCAAATGCAGACTTAGGAATTGGCTTGGGCTTTGCCATATGATGAATTCGAAGCGGCTTAGGTTCTTCTTCCTTGGGTTGCTCCTCTTCATTATCTTTTCCATAAGGAATTCTACGATATAAGAATGTATCAATAATAGAACCTCTCTTTAATTCTAAATCTTGTTCAATACCGAGCCAAAATTTACAAAAGGTAGCTTCAATATTAATTCTAGAAGGAGCAATATTACAATAAGATTTCATAACAGCAAATGCCTTAGCTACATATTTCATTGCAATATTCAAGAATTTACAATAATCCGGAAGAGGGGGAAGAGCTTTAAAGTCATCAATTCTGGCATATAATGCCAATTTTAGTCTGTTCTCAAAATCATCAAGAACAAATTTAACTCCCGCCTGATAACCTTTTTGATAAGACTCATCAATCTTTTGCTGAAGATGATAATAAAATGGAGTTCCCGGAATAGGGTTTCTATTTGAGTCAAAGAAATTTTCTCCAGTTAATGACGATTTATGAAGTAAACTCATATGATTTATTATACTCTAAACATTAACTTTTTCAATTATTTCTTTTATTAAAGTTTTTATTTTATCTTGATCCTTTCTCCAATCATTTTCCCAAATCTCTATCATTGTAATATTAGCTTTTTTACAAGCTTTTCGTTTTTCTTCATGATAACCTGGATTTCTTTTCTCATGTATTTCATGCCAGTATGTTCCATTATATTCAAAAGCCAGTTTTAATTCAGGAAGATAAATGTCAAGTTCTTTTCGACCAATAAATTTTCTTGTATTTTCGAGAACTTTTCCCGAATAAACTGATTTGATATATTGGCAAAGCTCTTTTTCTCCTTTAGACTTAGATAAAGAACTTCCACAATCTGAACAACCTTTGCCAATTAAATGGCTATTAGGGATTTGATAAAATATTCCATGTTTAGGACAAATAATAGGTACTTTATTATAAGCGTTTTTATATTCTACTTTAGAATAATCATATTTGTCACCATGTACTTTTCGAGCTTTTTGAATAAAAGTCTCAGTAGTTAATTGTTTTTTGCCAGAACATTGTGAACACCCGATACCCTGTAAATGACTGTTGGGATTTTGTATAAATTCTCCATGTTCTGGACAAATTATAATAACATTTGTCTTATTGTCTACATATTTTACCTTTGAATAATCGAATTTATCGCCATGTACTTTTCGAGCATTTTCTATCCATTGTTCAGTGGTAAATCTTTTTCGTTCTCTGAAACATTTTATGCAACCTTGGCCTTTTAAATGAGCATGCGGTTTTTGCTCAAATTCCCCATGAATAGGACAAATAATTTTTACATTAATATGGGCATTTACATAAACAACTTTTGAATAATCATAAAAGTTATTATGTTTTTTAGCTGCTTTAGCAATAAATTTTTCTGTCGTCATTAAACATCGATCATTTAGGCAAAAAGGACATCCTGTTCCATGCAGATGAACTCCAGGTTTTTGTTGAAAAGGACCATGAACTGAACAAATTATAGTAACAGGTGTCCGGGAATTCACATAAGTTACCAAAGAATAATCATATGTTCCCTCTCCATAACGTTCTTCAGCCTTTTTGACAAAAATTTCTTTTGTAAATCGTTTTGACATTACTATTCTTCTCCGAATAAATCAAATAATTCAAATTCATATTCATCTGTTACATTAGGAGGAGTCCAGTTTGCCACTTTATAAAGGCTGGCAATGCAAGCATAAAATGGCTTTTCAAATATTCTTCGATAGTCAATCTCAAATAATTCAAGAAATTCAGGAGGCATATACCCGTCTCGAATAGCAATCGAGTCAATCCTATACTTATTATTGGGCTTTAATGCAATAACCTGTATCGTATCTCCTTCTCTAATAGGCTGAACTCCATGGATTTTTTCTTTTTCTATAATAAGATTATGATAATATGCAGCTCTAACGTGAGCTTGCATGCCTTTCATAGTTTGAAAACCAGAAGAACCGTCGGAATACTTGTTAAACGTCTTAACTCGGGCAATCTTGCAAATAGTTGTCAATGGAAGTTTTTTAAATTCTTCATAAGCTTCTCTTAGCCTTTTATCGGTTTCATACTTATTCTGGTGAAGAATCATGGGTTCAATGACTTTTTTGCCAATTTCTTTAATCGGCTTACTCATAATACTCTTAGCCAGTTCAATACCAGTATATTTCCAAGAGATTTTGAGATTACCCTCGAGGTCTACTTCACCTTCATTATCAACGCAATGTAACGCATAGTTCTTCTTTTTGCGGTACAAACCATAGTCGCAAATCTTTTCACGTTTAAAATGAAGAATTGTTCTCTTAGTATTAAAAGTTTCAGTTACAAACTTATTGAGTTCTCTATCAATATAATCATTAAGTTCATCAATAAGTTTATATCCTTCTGGAGTAACTTTAGAATCTTTACAAATTATAATCCCGGCAACTCCATGAAGAGAAACGCCAACTGAGTCAGTATCATTAAAGATAATATGCTCCTCGGCAACTTCTTCAGTCATCCCAGGAGTTTTCATCATAATGAAATCTTTGACAATTCTATTAACCTGTTTAATAGTGCATTGTCCAGTTAAAGTAATTGAATTTCCTATTGAATCATGGCCTAAAGGACTCGTCTTAGAAGTCAAAGCTCCATAACAGCTGTTAATACAAAGTTTCTTTGTATATTGCGCAATTTGAAGCTGCTTAATTTTTAATTCAATCTTTTCTTTCTCCTCTTTAGGAAGATCTTTCTTTAATTCTTCTTCGAGCCTGACAATTTCTTTCCTGTCTTTCTTTCGAGAATCAAAGACACTTTCCATAAATTCTGGATAAATGCCCTGTTTCTTTTGTGAGAATAATACATTTGCAGGAGTCCTAATTAGCTCAGTATTCTTTACAAATTCATTAAATTTTTGTTCTGTTAAAGTATATTGTTTTCCAGAAGTTAATGTCAAATGAATATTTCCATCTCCCAATTCCACAAATTCACCAACCATTGTTTCAATAGAAATATTATTCGTAATGGTGCAAGAAGGATATAGCGACGCAGCATCATATGTTATTAGATCCTTTACAAGGCCGGGTTTTACGCTTACATATCCGCCTTCATTCTTACCTTCAAGGACTTCTCGTTTTGGAGTAAAAAGGATTTGTCCCCGAGATCTTGCTTTTAGAGCAATTGCTCCGGAAACATATGCAACTACGCCTAATCCATCTTCAAAATTCGTTAATCCAAGAGTAGCGAGATACCTTAAAAGAGCGAAATAATTAGTCTTCTTATCAATCTTTACAAGAAGTTCAACATCTCGAATATTATAAAGAACGAAATCATTCCAATTATTTTTTTGGAAATCTCCAATGGGTCCTTCATACTCAAATTTTTGTTCTCCTACTTCTATTGAACCAATGTGGTCCAGCTTATAAGAATCTTGAAGTTTTACCTTTAGTTTCTTATAAACATCAATATAGTCAATAATAAGCATTCCAGGAGTAATATATTTTGTATATTCTCTTGGAGGATTATCCTTTGTTTTACCAATGCCCATATTGAATATTCCCAAAGGACTTAATCTTTTTAATTCATCCTGTCCTAAAACTTTAGTAATCCGATTGACCAAATAAGGCATATCGAAAAAATTTGAGTTCCAGGCAGAAAGAATATCAGGATGGTCTTTTTCAATATATCTTAAAAATGATTCAAGGAGTTCATATTCATCTTCGCAATGAATATAAAATACCTTCAGGTCATTAGGTAATTCTCCGGTAAATTCTTTTGTACCGAATGTAGTATATTCATTAGTCAAAGAATCATGAATAGTAATAAGACTAATCGGAGCTCTTGCCTCTTCCGGTGCTGGGAATTCATTATAAGGAAGTGGCTCAGTTTCAATATCGAAAAAACAAATCTTCAAAGGATTCTTAGAAAAATCTTCAGAATCCTGCATTCCTCCATATTCATCCATTAAGAATTGCTGAGCCGGTTTAAAATTCTCAAATAACCTTGTTATTTTTGAATCCTTAATGAATTCACTTCTTTCCCATGAATTCTTAAAAATCTTTTTGGACAAAGGAGTACCAAAAATAGAAGTATACTTCCCATTTGAATCCTCAATATACAAATATGGAGAATAAGGACGGTCAACCATAATTCGGTCGCCGTCCTTATTCCAAGTAAACAATTTGATATTTTTATCTCGTCCGTCCCAATAAGCGAATCGATACATATTTTTATTTTATGTCTAGTCTGGCTTTAATAATTGACAGGGCTAAATCATATCCTCCTTGATCTCCGGAAATCCTATGAGGCTTAATATTAAGATCTCCTAAAAACTTTTCAAGGTCTTTAGCTATTTTATCTGATTCTTCTTCGGTTTGATGCCTTCCAATTGGATTATAAGGCTTAACCCTGTTGATAAAAAAGTTTAAATTATCATATTGATGATGAGTCTTAACAATCAGCTGAGTTCTTTCGTAAGCACAATTATCATTGCTATAATAAGCGCTTAGCAATAACGGACTATCGGTAATAATTGCATCAACTTTTCCGTTAACTCTGGATAATTTGAAAGATTGTTTGCCAAAAATATAATTTTGATCTTCAAAAACTGATTTATTCTCTTCCCATACTTTATCCTTGGCAAATTCGCTGACATATTCACAATTAACACCTAAGCATTTTAAGTTATAAAACAAATATGCCGCACCCGTTGACTTACCTGCACCAGGTTGTGCAAACAAATTAACCACTAAAGTTCTTTTCACGTTTTCTTTATTTTGCATTTTTCTTAAAGTTAAATGGTGATTCTTTTTGTAATACCATTATGCTTGTCTAATTGAATAATTTCACCGATTCCAGCTTTAAAGAAATCAGGCTTATGAGAAATGAGATAAATCGCCTGGTCTTCTTTCTGGGCAAATTCTTCTAAAATATTACAAACAATTTCCGAGTTAGTTTTATCCAAAGAAGAATCAAGAATTTCATCATAAAAAGAAACGTTGTAACTTACGGAACCTTGCAATTTAAGAATATCTCTAAATGCCCATATACAAGCTAAGTCTAGCATTTTAGATTCAGCACCGGAAAGATTTCCATAACTTACCATAATTCCTCTTTTATTGAGAATTTCTTCTTCAAATACTTCATTAAATGATAATGAATATTGAGAATTCTGCTTAGTGAGATAATACTTGATTCTAAAATTCAGTAAATCAAGAAGCTTTTTAATAATATAAGCCCTGATACCTTCTTCAGAAAGAATAAATCTTGCAATTTCAAATTTAGCTAAAGAAGCATTAATGTCTTTAATAGCTTCTTCTTTTTTGGCTTTTTCTTTTTCGGCTTTTTCAATTAAATCTTTGAATATATCTTTTTC